AGTATTAGTTATGCTTATGGTTTGTTTTTAAATAATGAATTAGTTGGTATGGTTAGTTATGGTTCTCCACCTTCTCAATCATTATGCAAAGGAATAGCTGGAGTTGATAACAGAGGTTTAGTTTTAGAATTAAACAGATTAGTTTTAAAAAATAATATTAAAAATGAAGCATCTTATTTAGTTGGTAATTCTTTTAGACTATTACCAAAACCAACAATAATTGTTTCATATGCAGATACTAGCCAAAATCATCATGGTTATATATATCAAGCCACAAATTTTATTTATACAGGTTTATCAGATAAAAGAACTGAATGGAGAATGAAAAATACTAATAAACATAGTAAAACAATTTGCGAACAATATACTTTAGAAGAAAGAAAAGGTGATCCTGATAGATTTTATATAATAGATAGACCAAGAAAACATAGATATATTTATATAATAGCTAATAAAAAAGATAAAAAGAAATTATTAAAAGAATTAAAATATCCAATATCCTCTTATCCTAAAGGTGAAAATAAAAATTATGAAACAAATAACAATATAAATACTCAATTTATGTTATTTAATAATTAATATGAAATACTTAATAATATTTATATTGCTCTCAAGCTGCTCATTTAGTGATTACGATTTTAACCCCTCAACAACTATATTAAAACAACTAATAAAAGGATCAAAGAATGATAAAAGTTAAGCTAGAAGCCAACGAAGTTGAACTAGCCTTAAATATTGCCTCTAAAAGGTACATAGGCAACCTTAGAATGGGTAAAACCTTTTCTTATGGTTACACCAAAGGAATTAAATCACAACTAACTGATGGCATCTTAGGAGCTTTAGGAGAGGTGGCTTATGCAAAAGGTACTAATAGCTTTTATAATGGTTCTTATAGTGATGATAAGCAATTCTATTCAGACTCAGACTTTCAAAACAATATAGAGATAAGAAGCCAAGAAAAGAAATCATATAATTTTTTATTGATAAGACCTGGAGAAAAGAAAGGTAAATATATATTAATTATTAAAGATAATAATGAAGATTTTAATTTTAGTATTATGGGTTCATTTATTTATAATGATGATCTACCACCTGAAAAGCTATCTAATTTTGGTTACGAACAGCGACCTGCTGCATATAAAATTGAAATAAAAGAACTAACTAATATGGAGGAAGATGTCAGACAAGATAAATTTTAAACTATTTAAACCATTTGGTTCAACAGTTGCTAAAGCAGTTATGCCATTAGGATTAATGAAAGACTTTCAAGATGATTTAAAACAAATAAGACAAGATAAAGAAAAGCAAAAGAACCATGATTGGTCTAAAAAGTTGGTCGGTCATGTAGATTCAGAGTATCTAATTTCACCGGAGATTATGCTTAAATGGAAACAAAAGTTTTTTGATCCAATTATTAATACTTATGTAAAAAATCATATAGAGCAAAAGATTAAATCTATTTTAATTAATTCAGCTTGGTATGTAGTTAGTAAACCTGGCGATTTTCAACCTACTCATACTCATACTGAATATGTGCATGGTAATTATCATTTAAGCTGCGTTGGTTATTTACAAATACCTAAAATGATTCCAACAACTAATGCTAAAGAACATAATGATTTTTCAGGTCAAACAGAGTTTATAGAAGGATCGGAAAATATGTTTAATAATAATTCTTATAGAGTTATGCCAGAGGTTAGGGATTGGATATTATTTCCTAACTCACTAGCTCATGTAGTTTATCCATATAATACAGATGATGAAGATAAGGAAAGAATCTCATTTAGTTTTAACTCAACCATCATATTTGATAATGAACTCTCAAATTGAATATAATTTGTATAATTTATTGACTATTTTTGTATTAATTAATAAAAGGAATCTATGAAAACAATTGGGAAAGAGTGGACAAAAAAAGAAGAAGGCGGAACATTTACAGCAGATCATTTATCACCAAGCCAACTAAATAAGAGTTTAGATATGTGGTTTAATGATTATGTAGTTCTAACAGCAGAACAAAGAAAATCTTTATTTGGTAATCTTAACATGGACATAGGAGCTATAGTAGGTCAGGCAGTACAAGATTTAATTGTTCATAAATTAACATTTGAAGAAGTAATGAAAGGGAAAAAATGACAGATCAAGTAATGATGGAACTTGCAAAGATGCAAACTAAAATTAGAGCTTATGAGAACAATGAAAAGAAAAACATTGAACAACTCCATTTAAGAGATGATGAAATATTAGAGCTTAAAAAGAAAATAGATTTATTAGAGCTTAAAGAAAATATGATTGCTAAGAATAAGAGTTATATAGAAGCTAAAGCTCAGAAAGATGTTGACCAAGTAAAAGAAAACCAAAAACTAAAGGAAGGAAACAATGACAACCAAGAAAACAGAAACGACAGAAGAAAAAAGTAAGGGTGGATTTAAGGAAAGAAGGAAAGAGTGTTTAACAAGTGTTAATAAAATTCCAACTGTTGATATTAAAGGTAAAAAATATTCTACAGTTAATGAAAGACACAGACATCTTTTACAATATTTCCCTGAAGCTAGATTTAATGAAGAAATATTATTCCATGATGCTGAGAGAGTTGTGGTTAAGACCGAATTATATATTTCTGATACTATTTATGCTGTGGGTCATGCAGAAGAACATAGAAATGCTAACTTTATAAATAAAACAAGTGCTATGGAGAATTGCTCAAGTTCAGCTCTTGGAAGATGTATAGCAGCATTTGGCTTATCTGGTTCAGAATATGCTAGTGCAGAAGAATTAGTAAATGCCTTAAATAATCAAAAGGGATCTACTCAACAAGTTTCAATCAAAGATACAATTAAAAAGCAAACAACAGAAACCAAGTTGACCGCTTTGTATTCCGATTGGGAAAAGCAAAATGATTCAATTAAAAAAGATTTTGAATCACAACAACAATCAATAAAAAAAAATGGAGGACAAAATGTCAGACAATGGTAGTGGTAAGCAAAAGGATTGGGTTTTATTTCCCTATGATGCCAACAACGAAAAAGCCATCAAAATTGATTTCTCAGGAAATGTAAATTTAGATAGCGGTAATAAAGGAACTATCTTAGGTGTTAAAGGTAGCAGTAAAGATGGTAACACTAAGTTTGTTAAAGTGTTTGCTCAAGTAGGAGTTCTATTCAAAGGTGATGATAAATTTACTGGAGATATGAATTATCCTGAAGCTGGTGGAGCAAAAGGTTTAATTGGTTGGACTAATGATGAAGGTAATATCTTGTCTGGTTATAAGAATGAGCCTAGACCAAAACAAGATGCACCAACAACAACTCCAAGTCAACCTAAGGCAGCAAGTAAGGAAATTCCATTTTAATTAGTGAAATTTATCTTTCTGTTTATGTTTTTTGTAGATGGAACTATTGAAAAGATCACAGTTCCTTTTGATAGTTCCTCTGCAACTTGCCAAACAAGAATAGAAAAAGTTACAACAAAAGATTACTTACCAATAGGAACAAGATACAAAAATAAACAAGTAGCAGCTTATTGGTGCAAAGATAAAGAAGGGAATTATGTCAGATAATATAAAGTTTATAAATAATTTAGAAAAGTTACTACATGAAAAAGAAGGAGATTATGGACATTTTGACCATACAGCTTTTGTCATGGGTGGAATGATGGAGAAATATTTATCAGTTCATAATAATAAACCAGTTAAAGTACCTTTAAAGTTCTTTGGTTTATTTATGATTTTTTTAAAATGTTGGAGAATTATGCAATCAAAAGATTACAAAAAAGATAGCTTTGACGACATCAATGGCTACACAGAGTTGTTAAGGAGGTTAGTAATAAATGAAAACAAAACAAAGAGGACTTAGACCAATGACACCAAAAATGCTCAAGCTATTGCAATATATAAAAATATATAGTACAAAACATGGATATATGCCTACATTTTTAGAAATGGCTGATGAGATGGGTTACAAGAGTAAAAATTCAGTTAGTGTACTAATTGATAAACTAGAAGAACGACAAGAACTAAAAAGAGATTATGCTGGTTACAGCAGAAATGTAATATTGAATGGTTAAAGTTTTAAAGCAATCTAGTTTAGAAATATCAGCTGACGTTGAAGAATTTTTTGATGGTGAAACAATTGAAGAAGCAACTAAGAAAGCACACTATCAAATAATGCCTGGTGAACTTGCAAAAATAAATATCACCGACAACAAGTTCATAAAGGCAACCATAAAAGTAGTTGGTGAGGAGCATGACAATGAGTCTAAACAGTACGATAAGATTGTACCAGAAGCTGAACAACATTCATAAAAAGATTATGAAATCAGTTGATAGCAGCATGTGTGTGCATACTTATAATGACTATTTGGAGTATAAGCAATTGGTGAGAAGAATTGTTGCCAATCAAAACTCTGATGCTGTTGTTAAATATAAAGAATTAAAAATATAATTCTTAATATATTAAAAGTTGTAAAAAACTTATAGGCTACTTGTCGCTAAAATAAAAAGAAAAGGAAAGAAAGAAAATGAAACTATCACATAAAGCTAAGAAGAACTTTGAGGAAGATAATCAATTCTATATTGATTTAGGTAAAAAAATAAGAGCAGCTAGAAAAACTAAAGTTAATGAATTTACTGGTAAAGAAACTATTGTAACTCAAACTAGAGTTGCAGAGGTTCTTAAATCTACCTTTCAACAAGTAGGTAAATATGAAAAGGGAGAGAACCGAATACCATTAATTAACCTTATAAAAATTAGTAGGTTTCTAAAAAAACCATTAAGTTATTTTGTAGAGGATTACCAAGAATCAGATGTAATAGCTGATGATTTTAATAATGCTTTTAAAATTGAATTAGAAAAACTACAGGAGAGTAAATAATGTTTGTTCCTGTAAAAGATAAGCTAGATAAATTAGTAGCACTTACACCTGATGACCAAGAAAAGTTAAGTCATTATAAAAGTATAGTACCAGCTATGATTGCTAACTGTCATAAGGCTCATCAAACAATACCAGGTTGGGAATCTTGTAAGCCAGAGATAGAAGCTTTTAAATGGTTTGATGGTATTAATATTCCTGTTCATGGTTACATAGATTTAAAAGGGGATAAAGTTATCATTGAAGATAAATGTAAGATGCCTAGAAGGGGGATCGTCAAGAAAGATGGTACTAGATCATGGTTTCCAGGTAAGCTACCTGATAGACCTTCACCCTATAATTTATTACAAGTTGATTTCTATTGGTCAGTATTTGAAGTGCCAGTTTATCTTTGTTATGTAAATGAGAAAGAATTTAGAGTCTATCATGCAGGTAATTGTGATGAACTAAAGCCTGAGAATATTAAGAAAAGAATACCTAGAATAATTCAAAGAGCCAAAGTAAGACAAAACCTAATGAAGATTAGTAATGATCCAAATGTTCTTAAAGATTACATTCAACCAGACTTTACACATATGTTTTGGAATAATGATGCTAATGAAGATTACTTAAAGAATGCTAAGAAATTTTGGGGATATTAATTACCAATCAAACTTTGTTTTAGGTTTAAGATCATCTTCTTTCATACATTTATAATGAGCTTTAGTGTGATTAGCAAAAGCTACAAAAGAATCAGTAGAGATCATATCTGCTTTACAATATCTACACTTACCCACATCTGCTATTTTTTCTTTTCTTACCCAAGTTTTAGACATACGAATTTTGTTACCCCACCTTCATACCCAGTTGACTAGCAACTACACCTTAAACAATAATTTAACTTGTCTTGTATGCTTTAGAACTTATTGTAGATTTAGCTTTTGATCTACTTATCTTTTTCTTTTTTCTCTTATTAACATTATACCACAAACCCTTTTTGACAATCTTGCCATCTTTTCTTTTATGATAACCTTCTTTCATTAGTATTTCTTTTTCTTGTTTTTTTTCTTAGCTTTTTTTTTAGTCTTTTTCTTTTTCATATACATGGTTATCTCCTATTATGTTTGTTTTTATTTCTTCCCATATACCAATTACCAGGTTCATAGTTCCATCTTTTACCATGATGACCTCTTAGATCGGCATATAGCATTCTAGCTTTCACTATGAATTTTAATATACTTCTTACCATTTCTTACAAGACCAATACCTTGCAGAAAATACATCTTTAGCAGTAGCACATTTATGCCTAGCTCTAAAGCTCTTTCGTCTAGCAGGGTTAGACTTTTTAATAGTCATATTGGCATCCCCATATCTAATAATCTTTTCTATGCCACCTTTACAGGCTTTAACAACAAACTTTTTACCACCCTGAACTTGTCGTTTAGGACTATTACATTTCATTTTTGCTTTGTTTATTGCCATATTATTCTTCTATTGTTTCAACACCTTCAAAATATTTATAATCATATTTTACAATTTTACAATCATGCTTTTTTTTTAGCTTAGATCGTTTAGCAAATGATGCAGCTTCTTCCTCAGTAGGAAAGATAACATTACTAAACATCTGATATAGATTACCTTTTTTCCATAAGACACAGTAGACCATTATATTACCTGTCTTTTTTCACACATAAACCTAGTGTAAGCTCCATATTTATTTACAAATTCTGGAGTTAAACTAGATATAACTTGTTCTGAATATTTATATCCAAAAACTGTGCAAGTATATATGTCGTTAAATTGTACTTGAGGTGTTGGTATTACTTTGCATTCATTGCCTGGTGTAGTGCTACACATCAGCATAATCAAAACAACAACCTTCATTATTTCTTCTTAAACATATCCAATCCAGGTTTTAAGCCATAGATGCTACCAAAAATTCCTACTGTTAGCCAGACATACCAATCAGGAAGATTGTTAAAATATTGAAAGAATAAATCTAATTTTTCTTTAGCATCTGGAGAACCAGAGAATACAGAATAAGAAATAACAAGGATAGGTAATATAACAATAAATAAAACAATTTCATCTTTAATTGAACCAGATTGTGCATCCAAAGTTTTAACTTTAAAATCCACTTCGCCTTTAGCCATTCTCTCACTATAGTTCCTTTCTGCTAAACTTTGTAATTGTTTAGACTCTTGTTTGTTTTTATAAACTTCTGCACCTGTTTTCATAGCCATTTTAGCCAAACTAAACCATATCATATTTTTACCTTACCATTCTCCCAAAGCATCTCTGGTAATCCATCAGTATAAGATTTCCCATCAAATGTTAGGACTTGTTTTCTATTGTTACC